AATCATTCTACGAAATGGCTAACAGCATTAAAAATATGTCAGAGGAATTACCTCTCACCTCAATTGAGATCGCGCAGCTGGTAGAAGGCGCTGCGCGTATGGGCGTAGAAGGTAAGAAAAATCTGCTAACCTTTACCAAGCAAGCCGCCATTATGTCCGCCGCATTTGAGTTGCCAACAGATCAAATCGCTGAAGACATGGGCATGATTGCCAATCTTTACAAAATACCAATTGACCGCATTCATGAGTTTGGTGATGCCGTTAACTACCTAGATGACAACGCGCAATCAAAAGGCGCAGACATCATCAACGTAATGAAGCGTATTGCTGGTACCGCTACAACCGCTGGCATGAACTTTAAAGAAGCTGCAGCATTAGGCTCTACATTCCTAACGCTTGGCGCGTCTGAAGAGGTAGCCGCCACCGCATCTAATGCAATGATTAACCGCTTATCTAATGCCCCTATTTTGGAGTCATCCAAACGTTACGCTGGTGGTTTGAAAATGATAGGCCTAGAGGCTACCAAGCTACAGCAGGCCATGAGTAAAAACGCAACTGGTACGATCTTGGATGTGTTAGATAGAATTAAAGCCTTACCTAAAGATAAGCAGCTAGAAGCATCCACTAGGCTATTTGGGGTTGAGTATGGAGATGACGCCTCTAAACTCGCACAAAATCTGCAAGAATACCGCCGCCAGCTTCAGCTCACTAAAGATATTCAGGCCAAAGGCTCTATGGCTAAAGAATCATCTGCACAAAATAGCAGCCTTGAAGCTCAGTACGAAATGTCTAAAAACTCGGCATTCAATACAAGCAGCGAACTTGGTCAGCAATTAAAACCAGCCCTTATTGATATTTTAGGCGCAATCAAGTCAGTAACATCTGGCATGCGCGATTGGGTAAGAGAGCATCCTGTTCTCACCGGCTACATATTAAAAGTGGTTGCCGCACTATCAATCATCACTATTGGTATTGGTGGGTTATTGATTGTCATTGCATCCATTATGGGGCCAATGATACTCATGCGCTATGGTCTTGGCATGTTAGGCATTAAAGGCGGCTTGCTAATCCCAGTATTGCGCGGCGTAGGCATGGTAATTGGCTTTATTGGGCGCATGCTGCTATTAAATCCAATCGGCCTAGCGGTTACCGCTATTGCAGGCTCTGCCCTGCTGATCTACAAATACTGGGAGCCTATAAAAGGGTTCTTTATCGGGCTATGGGATAGCATCACTAAAAGCTTTAATAGCTTTATAGAGCCAATCATGAAGGCTATTATCAAAGTGAAAGATTGGATAGGCGGCGGCAGTAACAATGGGCTTGCCTTGGCTGGTGCAGGTGCCCCTATCATTAAAAACACACCACCAATTAGGCCGCGTGGCACCACCCCAGTGCAGTCTATCACCAATGCCCCAGTGATTAACGTGCACCCAACACCAGGCATGAGCGAAGCCCAGCTAGCAAAACTTGTATCGCAAGAGATTGAAAAAAACAACAACACTGCCGCTGCACGTAGTCGTTCAACGTTAAGAGATAGAGACTAAGCCATGATGATGTCACTAGGTTTATTCGTGTTTGGCATGGAGTCACTCCCCTATCAAAAGCTTACGCATGAAATGGCGTGGCGCCACCCATCAGCAGGTCGCGTAGGGTTACGCCCTGCACGGCAATTTGCTGGTGTTGATGACGAAACTATCAATCTATCAGGTGTGCTACTCCCTGAAGTTTCAGGTGGCGACTTATCGCTAGATCTAATCCGACACATGGGCGACACAGGAGAGCAATGGCCATTGGTCGAAGGCACAGGACGCGTCTATGGCTTTTTTGTGATTGAAAAGCTAAGCGTTAACAAAGAACTGTTTTTTAGTGATGGCAAAGCAAGGCGTATTGAATTTTCATTAAACCTAACACGTGTGGGTGACGACCAGCTAGACAAAATAGGCGCCATTAACGACAAAATCTTAGACTTCATCCGATAGCAATATGCAAATAGAAACCCAACCGGCAGCAGCTTTTAAAATCAGCCTTGATAATAAAGACATTACCCTATCGTTTGCAGATAGGCTGGAGTCTTTAACGCTCACTGAAAACAGAGGGCCTGAAGCTGATCAGCTCGATATCGTACTGCTAGATCATGACGGTAAACTGGATATTCCACATCGCGGCATTAAGCTTAATTTAGCCATCGGCTGGCAAGTGGGCGGCTTAATTGATAAAGGCACCTTTATTGTGGATGATGTAGAACACTCAGGCACGCCAGACAAACTCACCATGCGTGCCAGAAGCGCTGATCTACGTGCAGGGTTAACCACGCAAAAAGAACGCTCATGGCACGGCAAAAGCGTGGGCGACATCATCACCAGCATCGCAAAAGAAAATAACTTAAAACCGGTAATCCCTACAGATTTAGCGGCACAAGCCATACAGCACATTGACCAAACAAACGAATCAGACGTTAACCTGTTATCGCGCATAGCTAAAATGTTTGATGCCCTCTTCACGGTTAAATCAGGCAACCTCTTATTTCTTAAAACCGGCACTGGCCGTAGCGTATCTGGCAAACCATTAGCACCGGTTAAAATCACCAGAGCAAGTGGTGATCAACACCGCTTTGGCGTAGCAGACCGCGACACCTACACTGGTGTTAAAGCGCAATACAACGACATGGCACAAGCCATTAAAGGTGAAGTGCTAATTGATGAAGGCAATGTCTCAGGCGCAGACTTAGGCGCAGCACCAGCCACCACCATTAACGCAAAAGGCCGCGTGTATAGCCTAAACAAACTATACAAAACCAAAGCCAGCGCGATGCGTGCTGCACGTAATAAATATAGAGATCTACATGAGGGTAAAAGCAACTACGGCACGGTAACGGCATACTACAGAGAGGTAGGCACAGGTAAAAAAACGCCAATCAACATCACCGCAGAAAATGTAAACGTCACCAAAAAAGATGCACTGGCCAGTAATGCCTACGAGCCAGATGCATCAATGACAGCAAGTGCAGATAACCTTAAAGTGCTGCGCCATATCTACGCAAACAAAGCCAACGCAATACGCGCAGCAAAAGCAGAATACACACGCCTCAAGCGCGGCACATCAACCTTTGGGTTAACACTAGCACTAGGCCGCCCAGAGATATCACCAGAGCAACCAGCCACAGTTAGCGGCTGGAAGGCAGCAATAGACAGCACCAAATGGATCGTCACCCAAGCCGTGCACTCGCTAAACGACAGTGCTGGTTTAATCACGCGGCTAGAGATGGAGTTGCAAGTAGAAGAGCCAAGCGACTAAACCATATTGTTGATGTCACCAATATGGTCAAGGTAAAGCTCCACAAATTCTGTGGATAACATTGTGGGGCGCATGGGGATATAGCCGCTAAGTAGTTGCTGCGAATGGTGATATGGTAATCGTGAAATATTTAAGCAACAAAAAACCCGCCGAAGCGGGTTTTCTATGGAAGCCTATCTATTTCGTTATGAGTGCCTACTCTTCGAAGAAGTGCAATAACTCCATCTATTTCCATTGATAATTTGTAATTACCATTAACATGGATTGTATATATATCAGGGGCTGTATAACCTTTTAATTTTTCAAATCTCAAGCCAGCAGGCATTGGTACTGATGTAAGGTCTTGTAGTTTTTGATCTGTTGTATCTTTTAATGCAATCTCAAGACCGTTGTAGTCTTTATGAAAGCGTTTTAACTTTTGCCACCTTTTGATGACAACGCCACCAGTGCCAACCGCAGTCATTTTACTGACGCAATTCTGCTATCAGTGAATTTACATTATCGTACAATGGAATATCTCTTGGTTCTGCAGCAAGATCATGTTTGATAATTGCGAATCGCATATCTTCAATAGAATCAACTATAGATTTTGCAGCTAATATAGCTAAGTCATATGCGTCATGCAAAGATTCGCAGTGATGGTCATTCAGACCGCCACTAGGGTAAACACTTGCCCTTTTAACGTTTAAGCTTTCCCAAACTGATTTAAGTTCAATGCGAGACTTTTCTAACGCTACTATCGCATCATCATCAGGATCTATATATTCAGATTCAACAATATCCTTATTTGAAACATACTCTATAAGATCTTGAAGTTGTGAGTTATGCCCGTTTAAAATATTGGTAAGTGATGTCAAGGATTTAATCGTGTTTTCGATAACGTCCAACAGTTTAATGCTAACAGTTGCTTGAGCACTGAACTGGGCGATATCTGCGATATAGTGCCCTGTTTCAATTAAAGCTTCACGTTTAGTCATGTTTAAACCTTTGCGCATAGCGCTTTACAACATTTGAAATCCAAAAAAGCTATTGACAGCTCTGTCAACAACGATTCGAATCTTAACGCTTTTGTTTACTTTAGTAAACACTTAGTTACTAAGTAATACTCTAGTACACACTATAAAGCTAGTTTATATACAGAGACTTACTAACACAGTGCGTCATTAAATCAAGTTACTAACTAGTAAGACTGAGTAATCTAGTTAAGGTTCTACTCTAAGTGTAAACCCAACGATTACATAAATGGCTAAATGGAGGCTTGCTTGATTGAGCTTCGCACTCACTCCAATACACTCTTCAGTGCGAACGCCCCTAATGCCTTAATTGCATCAAACGTCAACTCAATACCTTTTGATTTTGCTGTGGTCTTAATTGATTCCCAGATGGTCGCTGACCTCATAGTGTCTAAAAAGTCATGCCCTGCCATAGTAAGCCTAGGGCTATCTAAAGTGTAATAAAAATCCCCACTATTGGATCGTATAATCCCTAAGCCATCTATGTAGCCATTATCTACCAGCATCTCAAAGTGACAGTAAATTCTGCTTTTAATTGCTCGAAACGCATCCAATTCTTTTATAAATTGATCCTCTGTCTGATTCACCCACTTTGGCTCTGCAGGAACTTCAGAGAAAAGTACACTCTCTTCCTCAACGTCAGTAAGGAGCTTACGTATCAAATCCCAGTCTCGCTTCATCATTCATCTCCTAGCAAAGTCAACTCCGAGTCATTGATAACTCCGCGACCTGTATCTCCAAGCAGCACTAAAAGACCCATATTGAAGCTCAAAAATGCATGAGCAACAGTCATAACACCATCTAGTGTTAGCGACTTCAGAAGCTCCACCTGCTTTATAATGTCCTGCCCATAGTGCCCCGCCGCTTGATTTCTTACTTCATGCCAAGACTTCAACACTATGAACTCCGACTTCCATTTCTTACGAAGATCTTTAATAGCTAATTCGTTAATTTCAATACCTCTAGCCTTTGCAAGCTTGAGAAGCCGGGGGATTAAACGCCTATTCAGAATCTGATCGTATTCAAAAAGGCGCAGCACCAAACCTTTAAGTGCTACTGAAGAGGCAAAGCCCTCGGACTTATTGCGAAGAATGCCAACCATTTCAGCGCAGATATCGTATTGAAAAATGCAAGACTGAAGCTTAAGGTCTACAAATTCCTGAACCAAGGCTGTGGGTGCTGTCTCAAAATGACGTAGCGAATCATTGAGGTTGTTCTCGGCATTTTTGATGAGTTTATTAAAATAGATCTTAAAGTCATCCACCACAAAGCACCTCGCATGGCACACCATCGCCATCTTTATCCAACTTATATAAGCCACACTGATTTAAGTAAAACTTAGCCTCTTCGCAGCTCACCATTTGTCGGCAATACCGCTTACTTCCACAGCTAAAGCCCTCACCACTCTTAACTGAAGCCCTCACCCTAGCCTGCGTTTGTTCAAATGTCTCAGGCCTTGTCCCATGCCTAAAATCCCATGGTGCAACTGGTGATGGGTCACTCCATAACCCCAGCCCATTAGATCTTGCTGTGGCCTCTAGCGCGATTAAATTCGCATCATTGCTATACTTTCTGTAAACCCAAGCATAGCCGCTCTCAACCTGGTGCGCATTTGCACTTTTCCCTTGGCAAAATACATCACCAACCGTGCGCCCAAACCTATCAAACCCACTGGTATTAACGGTCGCATCTTTTCCCGCGCACAAGTTAGATAATGACTGCTGTGACTTGTTGTAAAACGGCTGTGCCTTTTCTGGTGCATCAATTGCATTAAATCTCACCTCGATTTTTTGGCGATCAGGCGTTAAAAGGTAAATGGTGTCACCATCCTTTATGCCCACGATCCGTCCTGATAACACTTCTGCATAGCTCATGCATGAAATGAGCATCAAACTTAGAGCTAAGATATACGGTCGCACTATTTCGTGCCTAAAAGAAAGTAAGCATATATTATAGTTACTCACCTAAAACAACAGAGCAAAATCTCGGTGCAAATTTTTCATGGCTATCATCAGTACAATAACTAGAAGCCAACTTTCTACCGACTGGGTTAAATTGGATTTCCGCAGGGATCTCAAGCAAATCGAATGGCGTCATATTTTCATACTTAGCTTGGGCCAGAGTTACCATGTCGTAAAACACTTTCATCCCTAAGCTGTCAGACTCGTGCCCTAAATTATCTCGCGTTGGCACTCTTACAAAAAAAACAACCTTCTTATAAGGTTTGTTATGGGTGGCCTCAGTAAATCTCTTCAATATTTCAAATGCATCATGACTGAAAGTAATGATCCAGTGATCACCGTCTAATATGCTACTTTGAAAATATACGATTGATAGTGAATCGCCTACTTCACTAACCTCTGTGACATTAGCGCTAATAGCCTTAATACGATCTGATATCGAGCCATTTGGCAACGCTTTACTTTCAGGTTCATCACCAAGTGCGCTAATCATCACTAATGAAAAAATAAACAAACCAATTGAACCGATAGCAAACTCTTTACGCTTTGGCACTTCACCGGTTTTTTTATCTACAAAGAACGCTGGGTTAACCAACCCTACAATCAAAACCACTACGCTAAGAATAGCTAATATCCAAAATACCACTTGCATGAAAACGCCCTGATCAAATTGTTATTGTTTTACAAAGTGCATTATTTAATTATCTTTTGCTGCCAAAGTAGCAACGGCCATTAAAGCTTTACGACCATTATCGTCAGCATTATTAAACGCAGTAATTAGGCGCTTAACCTCATCCGCCAAATACTTTGCTTCACTTAAGCTAGAAAAAAGTGGAATTCTGTTACCTGTCACGATGTAATGAATATCAAAACCGTTGGCAAATAAAAGCCCCAACTGCCTAGCATCGGGAGCGGAAATATCCGCCTCCCAATTCACAATTGTTTTTCTTGAAGTGAGAAGAATTCTACTCAGAGCATCCTGTGAAATGCTCTTTTTGTCTCTTTCTTCTTTAAATCTTTCGCCTATTGATAAAATATTTACACCTTTCGTGTTGACTTGAGTAAATTTCTTCTCTATTATCACTACAACTTAGTAACTAACTGATAGATTATACTCAATGAGTAGACAGCGCAAAAATAATATATATGGTCTTGATTACAAAAGACCAATCGCACTTCGCTTAATGCCAGAAGAGCGGCTAGATGCTGACCGATTATCTAAACAATTTGGTAAATCAAATTCAGCATTTGCTCGTGAAGCATATCTTGCTGGTGTCCAAATTATTTCCCTTTCCTCCCCTGTAGCAGTCGCCGCTGCTACGGCTCCCAGCGGTGCTGATAGCATAGTTGGCACCGCTGTTTTTTCTTCAAGTTCCATGGGTAAATCATAGCCATGATGAACAACAAAAGCATGAGAGCTAATTCTCACCAATCTGAAGAACAGCAAGGCACTTTAATCTCAGTATTAGTTAACGCAGTAAACCAATGGAAGCGCCAAAACGATTGGAGCCGTGAAACAGTGGCAGACCAAATCGTACAATCCCATGTGAACAATTCTTCGCATTTGGTCACTGGCATCACATTTGAAATGACAAGTAATGATGAATACCGCCGCCAACATACAAACGCTAACAAAATATTCCGCTGGTTAGATGAGCTAACTAAAGATAACAACCTACTGCCAGCTAACTTCATCAAGTCCATATTAAAAGCACTGCCAATGCAGTTACGCCTTAAAACCGTAAACACCTTGCTATTAGATTTAGAGCTTACAGCAAAGCCTATTGTTTACGGCACCAAGGCAGAACCGCTTGAAATGCTGCGACAAATCTTGCAAGAAACGTCAGAAGTTACCAATGCCTACGCGCAGTTAGTAGATGGCATTGACCCGGGCGAGTTAGAGCTAGCCCTAGAAACTAGTGCTAATGCAATTGCAACACTTACAGAAGCAAAAGTCGTCATTCAAAACATGCTAATGGAGAGACAAAATGGGAAGAAGTAACAGCGCATCATGCCCGCACTGCTCAAGCAAAGCGCGCATTAGCACTAGCAAAAAAGTGACTAATATCACCCGTGAGATCTACTACCAATGCACCAACATCGAATGCGGCTGTACTTGGGCGTCTGTCCTATCAGCAGTCCGAACAATCGTGCCAAGCCGAATCCCCAACCCTGCGGTCTTCATACCGCAATCTGTAAAGACTGAGGCCATGCAAGACACTACATCACCACAAAGTGGTTAGCACTAGGCGCATCAGCGCCAAATCAAGCTAACTAATAGCCCAAAACAAGCACCACCCGAAAGCGCCTTTTTTAAGGCGATAAGGATTTTTTTACCCAAAATTTGTGATTTGACCATGAACCCAAGCCTACATAGCGACATTACTAGAAACCTTGATCGAGACTACTCGTTCAAGAAACACGGTAATCATTTACAGAGTGGTGAATGCCCTTCCTGCAAAAAGAAAGAGCTATACACCTTTGCTGATGCGCCTTGGGTGCTACGTTGTGGCCGCTTAAATAAATGCGGTGCAGAGTTTCACATTAAAGACCTCTACCCTGACCTATTCAACAACTGGTCTGAGCGTTACAAACCAACACAAGTAGACCCTAACGCATCAGCAGACGCCTACATGCGTGAAGGCCGTGGCTTTGATATCAACCAGATTAAAGGCTGGTACACACAAGAAAGCTACTACAACGCAGAAAAGAAAATAGGCTCAGCAACCGTACGCTTTCAATTACCCAATGGCGCATTCTGGGAACGCCTGATTGATAAGCCTCAACGCTTTGGCAGCATGAAGGCAAACTTCAAAGGCAGCTACAAAGGTCACTGGTGGAAAGCGCCAGCGCTAGACTTAACCGCCGACACTGTTAAAGAAATCTGGATAGTAGAAGGCATCTTCGACAGCATAGCCATGCTGATGTCAGGCATCACAGCCGTATCAGCAATGAGCTGCAACAACTACCCAGAAAAAGAACTACAAGCACTAGCAGAGCAATACAAAACACTAGGCAAAGACTTACCAAAATTAGTGTGGGCGCTAGATGACGGCCCTGCTGGTAGCAAATACATCCGTAAACACGTAGAGCTAAGCCGCGAACAAGGCTGGGTTGCACGTGCCGCACAGATCAAAAACAAAGGCCGCAAAAAACTAGATTGGAATGATCTATACCAACTAGGTAAGTTAGACGACAAAACCATTGATGAATCGCTCTATAACGGCGCCTTGCTGATAGCAAAATCACCAAGCGACAAAGCCTTATTAATGTACAACCGCAATGGTGATCAAAGCTTTTTTTATGGCTTTAACAATCGTATGTGGTGGTTTCAATTAAATCTTGAGAAATACCATAAAGCTGTTGAAGCACTTGAAGATGAAAACGACACTGCGGAAAAACCTCTAAGCCATGTAGAAATCAGAGAAAAAGCGCTCATAGAGGCAAAAACAGTATATGAAATAGCCAACTGCTACCCTCAAGCACTGTATTACCAAGCTAATCAACTTACAGACGAAAGCTGGTACTACTTACGTGTGGACTTCCCGCACGATGGCGCCAGCATTAAAAACACATTCACAGGCGCACAACTATCTAGCTCAACAGAGTTTAAAAAACGCCTGCTATCAATCGCACCTGGTGCCGTATTCAGTGGCAATGCTACGCAGCTAGACCGCATCATCAAAGAGCAGCTATACAACATGAAGACGGTGCAAACCATTGACTATGTTGGCTACAGCAAAGAACACGGCACCTATGTGTTTAGTGATGTCGCTGTAAAAGATGGTCAGCTGCATGAAATCAACGAAGAAGACTTCTTCGATATCGGCAGACTATCAATCAAATCGCTAAGCCAAAGCGTAAGCCTAAACATCAACACCGATATTAAAGAGTTCAACACAGAGTGGATCAACCTGCTCTGGAAGTGCTACCAAGCAAAAGGCATCGTGGCCCTAGCTTTCTGGATGGGCAGCCTATTTGCAGAGCAAATCAGGCAACACCATAAGTCATATCCATTCCTAGAAATTGTCGGTGACCCGGGC